CAGCAGCAACACAATGATTTTGGATTTCAGGAATATGTAGCACCTCGCCCCAATCCAATACAAGGAAAGTATGAACCATATACTATTTTTAAAATGTCTAAGCATGGTCGCGCACTTATCAAGAGGGCTGGACTGCCTGATAACTTACGACTGTCAGACTTGCGGCGCACTGGAACGACTGAGATGGTGCAAGCAGGTGTCGGTATCGGACAAATTATGTCGGTTACAGGACATGCTAACCCACAGTCAGTAAAGCCATACATAAAAAATACATTTGATGCTGCAAATTATGCATTGACAAAAAGAAATAGGCATGATATAAGCACATTAGATGCCGAACAAGAAGAGGATATATATAATGTATAATAATATATATAATATAATAAATGATATTACATTATATGTAGGTGAATCAAAACGTATTAATTGTCCTACCTGTAAAGGATATAAAACTTTTACCATATCCAACGTGAATGGCAATCTTATATGGAATTGTTATAAAGTTTCTTGTTCTGTAAGTGGTAGTAAGCGTGTTGGTATGTCGCCTGATGATATCAAGAATATGCAGATAAGAAAAGATATAGTGCAGCAAGACTTCGTTCTTCCAGATTTTATTGTGCCAGCAAGAGATCGTGATGATCTTGTGTCTTGGTCATGTGATTGGGGTCTTGATTATACAAAACTTAAACTTATGTATGATGCCAAAGAAAAACGAGTTGTGTTTCCCATCGTGCATAACAACAAGATTGTTGACGCTACTGGTCGGGCGTTGACAAAGCGACTTCCTAAATGGAAACGGTATGGGTCATCTAGTCTGCCCTATACCTGTGGACAAGGGAATGTCGCCGTGGTCGTTGAGGATTGTGTGAGTGCAGCCGTTGTTGGTGGTGAGAAATTTGTCGGGGTCGCACTGCTTGGCACAAGTTTGCTTGAAAGTCATAAGCGATACCTCACACAGTTCTCATCGACTATCGTTGCATTAGACCCTGACGCATTACCAAAAACCATATCAATTGCAAAGCAATTGCGTGGTCACGTACCAGACATAAAAGTGTTGCGCCTTGAAGAAGACCTAAAGTATCGCAACCCGACAGACATACAAAAGTTACAACAATTAGGAGCAACGTAATGGAATTAGCATTGATTCGTTCTTTGATGAACAAAGAATTTTATGAAGACCACAGAGGTGCAAGGTGTCCTGATAAACTATTCAGCTCTGATATTCGTAAGATCAAGAAGGCAGTAGATACAGCAATGGATCGTTATAACAGGACGGTCACACCTGACGAAGTACAAGCATTGTTTATCTCCAGTAATCCTTCAATCACCCCAGCCCAAAAGCAATCATACGATGGTTTGTTTCATTCAATAAAAAAAGCAGACCCATTAGGCAATGATGTGGCAGGTGAGGTGCTTTCACGTCTGTTTCAGCAGGTTGTGGGGGCAGAGATTGCCGAACTAGGGTTTGACTATGTAAATGGTGACAAAGCCAGCCTAGAGCCTTTGCAGCATCTATTGGAAAGATACGGCGATGACTTCACACCACGGCTTCAAGTAGAGTGGGACGACATCAGCATTGATACAATCATTCAGAAAAATGATCTTGAGGCACGATGGACATTCAACATTCCAACATTGCTCCGTAAGATTGAAGGTGTAAACGATGGTCATCTTATTGAAATAGGCGCACGTCCCAACACAGGTAAGACTTCATTCCATGCCAGCATCGTTGCTGGTCCAGGTGGTTTTGCACAACAGGGTGCTAACTGTATTGTTCTTTGTAACGAAGAAAGTTATCACAGGGTTGCAGCAAGATACCTTACTGCGGCAACGGGTATGACAATGTGGGAGATCAAAAACAATCCAGCAAAAGCACGAGATTTGTATCAACCTGTTTTTGACAAGATTAAGATCAAGGATTCAACAGGTAGAGACATGTCTTGGGTCGAAAGCATTTGTAAATCGTACAAACCAGACGTAATAATTCTTGACATGGGCGATAAATTTGCTACAATGTCTGGCTACTCGCGTCCTGATGAGGCACTAAAAGCTAATGCTGTCTACGCTAGGATGATTGCAAAGCAGTATGGCTGTGCTGTATTTTATATGTCGCAGCTGAGTGCTGAAGCAGAAGGTAAGACAGTCTTGAACCAGAGTATGATGGAAGGATCACGAACTGGTAAGGCTGCCGAAGCAGACTTAATGATCCTCATTGCTAAGAACCCACAAGTAGAAGGGCAGGATGAGGAAGATAATCAACGTCATCTATGTATTGTGAAGAACAAACTTACAGGGTGGCATGGAAGAATACACTGTGAACTAAACTATATTATAGGAAGGTACGAAGCATGAAGTTAGTATTAGATGTAGAAAACACAGTGACTCATCGTGATGGCAAGATGCACCTTGATCCTTTTGAACCTGACAACTCACTTGTTATGGTTGGTATGCTGGATGATCATGGTAAGGAAACCATTGTGACGTTTGATCACAGTGAATGTGAGCCTAGTTATCGTGGGCATGAGATTGTTCAAGAAATGCTAGATCAAACAACTGTTCTCATCATGCACAATGCAGCACATGATTTGCTCTGGTTGTGGGAATCCGGGTTCAAGTATGATGGTGCTGTGTTTGACACAATGCTTGCAGAGTATGTGCTACAGCGTGGACAGAAAGAACCACTATCTCTTGAGGCTTGTGCTGAACGCTATCAACTGGAGACACAGAAGCAAGAAACACTGAAGCAATACTTTAAGCATGGATACAGCACACGAGATATTCCACATGATGAACTCATTGATTATCTTTGTGCTGACCTTCATGCTACACAACAACTTGCACAAAAGATTTACGCTAGACTGAATACAGTTCCTGACTCTGGGTTGATGTCAACTGTCGTTTTGACTAATGAAGTTGCCGTTTGTCTATCACGCATTTATCAGCGTGGTTTCAAAGTAGACCTAAGTAAACTAGATGAGGTGCGCGAAGAGTTTGAAGCAGAAAGAAATGAACTTGTTGACGCTTTACAAGATCATGTTAGCAAACTTATGGGTGACACACCAATAAATCTTAATAGCCCAGAACAATTGTCTTGGGTCATATACAGCCGAAAGGTTAAGGACAAGAATGTTTGGTCAAATTCTATTCATCCCTACATGAAAGAAACACCTTTCAAAGATTTGATCCGAAGAGAAACACAGACTTTGTACAAAACAAAAGCAGAGCAATGCAAAGATTGCAATGGCACTGGTTCTATTCGTAAGATAAAGAAAGATGGAACACCTTTTGCAAGAACAAATAAGTGTGTTACATGTAGCGCTACAGGTTTTCTTTTTAATCAAACTAAAGATGTTGCCGGTCTTCGGTTCAGCCCACCCAATGCAAAGTGGGCAAGCGCCAATGGATTTAGCACAAGCAAAACAAACTTAGAACTACTGGAAAAGGTAGCAAAAGATAAGGGTATGGATGATGCTGTATCTTTCTTAGCCAAAGTGCGTAGGCTATCAGCCGTTGACACATATCTGTCATCGTTTGTTGAAGGCATTCGTACATACACTAAACAAGATGGCAAGTTGCATGTCAGACTTTTGCAACACAGGACAGCGACAGGTAGATTGTCTGGTGCTGATCCTAATATGCAGAACATGCCACGAGGTGGTACGTTCCCCGTTAAAAAAGTATTTGTATCACGATGGCCTAATGGTAAGGTGCTGGAAGCAGACTTTGCCCAGTTGGAGTTTCGTGCTGCAGCCTTTCTTTCACAAGATGGAGTAGCGATTGAAGAAGTATCTACTGGATTTGATGTACACTCATATACCTCTGAAGTTATTACTAATGCTGGTCAACCTACGAGTCGCCAAGAAGCGAAGGCACATACGTTTGCGCCACTCTATGGAGCAACGGGCTTTGGAAGAACAAAAGCAGAAGCAGCGTATTACGAACACTTCACAGAGAAGTACCAAGGAATCGCAGATTGGCATTCCCGACTGGCTAAAGAGGCTTTAGCAACTGAGATGATTACCACACCATCTGGTCGTCAGTTTAAGTTTGATAAAGTAGAACGGTTAGAGAGTGGCAGGATTACGCATTTCACGCAGATTAAGAACTATGGTGTACAATCCTTTGCGACAGCAGACATTGTTCCGATTGCCCTGTTGCACATAGAAAAACTTTTGCATGGAATGAAATCTTGTGTAGTCAATACAGTACATGACAGTATCGTTGTGGATGTGCATCCTGATGAAGAAACGCAAGTTATTAATATAGTTAAAAAAACTAATCATGATTTGCCTGGATTAATAACGTTGCGTTGGGGTATAGTGTTCAATGTTCCACTAGAATTAGAAGCAAAAATCGGTAAAAATTGGCTTGACACTAAAGATGTAGTGTGATACAACTACGGTTCTTATTTTTGAAAGGAGTAAATAAATGAGTGAACTCGCAGTAATTGATTCCAATAACTATGCTATGATGTCTCAGATG